GACGCGCCTAAGAACGAAATGACTACCTACTCGGTAACACTTCGCTCAACGGGTAGCTTCAGTTGGCAGGAGGTTTAATGCGCACAAAGATTCATACAATCAAGGTGGATGGATCAACTGTTCACCTTTTTTGGGATAACGCCAGCGCATTGGACTTCGCTACGGCACTCGGCATCGAGGATGTAAACGAGGTTCAGACCAAGATGGTGGAAGTGTTAGCGGAACTTAATCCAGGCGAAGATGGTGCAATCAAGATATCCAGCATCGACGCAATGGCCAAGATGATATACGTAGCTATTCAGACCGGGCACGAGCACAAAGAAGAACCGTTATCGGTGAATCTTCGCTGGGTTCGCAACACGATGTTAGGACAAGACGCTACGACGCTCATAGAGGCCTTTGCAGGGGTTATCGCTCAATATATGCCAGAAGTGGATGAGAGCAAAAAAAAAGCGACGCAGAAGGAAGGAAAATAACCTTTGCGGACCTGCGGAGGATGTGGTGCGTGAATCTGCACTTGGAGGAGGAAAGTTTCTGGAGGGCGACGATGAGGCAAGCGATATGGAAGTTAGACGGATATCGCATAGCAAGAGATAAAGAGTGGGAGCAGACGCGGTTCATTGGAGCGATCTTAATCAACGCGAACAGTAAGCGCAAGGTTAATCCAAAGGACTTGATACCGTTAAGCATCGACCAGGACAACAGAAGGACAATTACCGAAGAGGAAAAAGAGTTAATTCGTAAAAATTGGATGAAAAATGGCAGAGCAGGTAGGCGCGATACAAGCAATAATTAGTGCAGACATTGAGGGCTTCCGCAAGTCCATTAAAACTGCTTCCAAATCATTAGAGGACTTCGGTAAGAGAGCGGACAAGATAGGCCGCGAGATGAGCTTAAAACTAACCACTCCGATATTAGGGTTAGGTACTGCGGCGGTAATGAGCGCAGGTAAATTCGAGAAGCTTAGAACATCACTTAACGTATTAACGGGAAGCGCAGAGGAAGGCTCAAAGGCCTTCGAGCGTTTGGTAAAATTCAGCGCAGGTACTCCATTCCAGTTGGATGAGTTGGTAAAGGCCAACAATACCTTGCTCGGATTCGGGATGAGTTCGGATTCCGCATACAAGGCATTAAAGAACATCGGAGATATCGCTGCGGTATCAGGAGGGGATTTACAAGGTATTTCGGTAGCGTTTGGTCAGGTAGCTGCTTCAGGGCGGTTAATGGGCCAGGACCTACTCCAGTTGATCAACAACGGAGTACCGATTATTGATATGTTAGCTTCCTCAATGGGCGTTGCTACTTCGGAGGTGAAAGGATTGGTATCAGAGGGTGCAGTTACCTTCCCGGTATTGATTAAGGCCTTCGAGGATGCTACAAGTGCGGGAGGACAATTCGCAGGAGGTATGGAGTTGCAGAGCAAGACCATCTTCGGGTTATTCAGCACTTTGAGAGATAACATGAATATCGCATTGGCCGAGATCGGTAATAGTATTTCCGAGAACTTAAACTTTGCTCAAGTAGTTGGAGATTTAACGGCTTACGTTCAGCGACTTACTGCATCATTCAAACAACTAACACCCGAAGCGCAGAAGAAGCTGATTCTCATAGCAGGTATTGCGGCAGCCATTGGTCCGATGCTTGTTGTGGTAGGACAGTTGAGCATTGCGCTGGGAGGTTTAGCATCAGCATTCGCATTCTTGACTGGGCCTATTGGATTAGTAGTTGTAGCGATTGCTGGAGTTACTGCGGCCTTTGTTTATTTAGTTGATAATTGGGAAGCAGTCAAGGAGCGGTTAGGCGACATGGGATGGTGGCGTAATGCGTTGATTGACATGGTGCAGTTTATTATTGACTTTAATCCATTCAGCGTATTAATTGAGGCTTATAACAAATTGGCCAATTTAATGGGTGGAAACCCGATCACTAATCCATTCACCGAAATGAGTGAGGGGTTAGAAGGATTGAAGGTAGAAACCAAAGAATACGAGCACGAGTTCGGCACTTTTGCGGAGGCGGTAAAGAACGGAGCAATGAGTGCGGCAGAGGCACTTGGTTTGCTTCAGAAAAAAACGGGAGAACTAAGCACTCCAGATACAACAGTAGATGGAACTACAACCACTCCAGCTGGAGGAGGCGGTGGAGCAGGACAGCCCGTTACAAGTATTCCATCTATTGCAGATGAGGTTATTAATCAGATGGATGAGATAGAGCGCGCAATGGAAACCTTACCAACCGTTGTGGAAACCATTCAAGAGTCCGTTAAGATAGGAGCAGAATCTGCTATTGGTGCTATTGGAAGTATCATTGGAGCGATGCGAGGGTTAGCTGGAGATAGCAAAGCATTGGCCTTATTTGAGATAGCAGCAAACACGGCACGAGGTATTGCATCAGCAGTTGCAGCTGGAGCAGGTATTCCGTTTCCAGGTAACTTAGCAGCCATTGCAACGGGTATTACATCGGTATTGGGTGGAATCGCTCAAGCGAAATCTGCTTTATCAAGCGCACCAGCCTTCGCACAAGGGGGTATGGTAACCGGGCCAACACTTGCAATGGTAGGAGATAACGCATCAGGAAAGGAAGCGATCATTCCATTCGAGAAGATGGGCGCATTCATGAATATGATGGGAGGCTCAAACGTAAACGTTAATATCACGGGTGAGTTCGATGGAGATGCACTTCGCTTGGTATTGGACAAAAGCAGTAAAGACCTTAACAACTTGAGATAATGGGTGCAGTATTAGCACGGGCGCAATTTACTTCCGAACTCGGCCGCGAGTGGGAGGTGGAGATTTACGACTTAGACGAAACCGGTACGCCAACAATCTTAGACTTCGAGGTAGCTGCACCCGGATTCACCATACAATACGAAAGTCCCAACGACGACCTATTAGAACCGATTAAGGCCAGCAAGTGTAGTGCGGAGATGATTATCAATCCAGGCGATACGGGATTGGAAACCTTAATCACCGACATTGCACAAGCCGACGATGGAAGGTACTTTTTAATCGTTTCAGAAGATACAACTGGAAGTTACGTACCGTATTGGTGGGGGCCGATATTAACCGATATGGTGAAAGAACCAAATGCCTACCCAACCCTTATAAATTTAGTAGCTACGGATGCTTTAGGGCGACTTAAAGAGATTGAGTACGTAGATGGTGCAGGTGATCTACCAAAGGGCTTAAAACGCTTCACAGAGATTATTGCCGAGATAATGGAGTTGAGCGGTAACGGAACGGATGTGGTGAATAAGGACTACTTGAAGTTCGCAACGCAATGGTATCATTCAAGCCACTTGACTACGGGCCGCGAGCCAATGGAATACACGGCAGTCCGGGTAGAAAACTATTGGACCAGAGATGATGATACGGGAAACGTTGCTGCACCGAATTGCTACGACGTATTAAAGAGCATTCTTCACGATTGGAATGCGCGAATCTTACTCACCAACGGCTATTATCTAATCGAGCAGGCCACAAGCTACACGACGGCAAACCGACGGGAAACGATAATAGATACATCAGGAGATAATACGGCATCAAGCACAAGTCAAGCGATCACGGTAGTTAACCAAAGCACGGTAATCGAGTTGGCAGGAGGTAAGCGCGAATGGGCCAAGCCAGTTATCGAGGTTAATCGTACCTACGAGCATCGTTATTCAGCAAATATCCTCACCCAACAACCCGACTATTTTGGTTCAGCTAATAACGTACTATTCCCGTATGTAGCAGTACCGTTGGAGTTTGCAAGTGCTGGGGTAAACAAGAAGTTCATCATTGATGGCGAAGTGGAGTTGGTTATTACGAATAACACGGGTAGCGACTACGCAAATGCAAATTCATTAATAGAACTTGCGTTAGCGGTGGTAATCAGTAACGGCTCCACTACATACTACCTTAGGAAAGACGTATGGGATGATGAAGGCGCGGCCACTTGGAGTACGACGGTGGGAGGTAGATATTATGCAACCGTACCGATGGGCAAGCTATTAGACGGTGAGCAGTTCAGAAAGGTATTCCGATTCAGTATTACCACTCCATCATTCACAGAGGATGATATGACCGGCACCACATTCTACATCAACTACGGAGTTAGCCCAGAGATATATGCTAATTTTGGAGCGACTTCTGGAATAGGGGTTAGTATGAATGAGATCGACTTCGACCTTAATCCAAATGCAGGAACGTACAACGGAGATACGGTGCTTCAAGGTCGCACGAACTTTATGTTCATGGGAATGCAGGGGGGAAATAACGAAAGCGACGTTGAGATTCAATTTACGGCAACGAATACATCAGGCGACACGGTTAATACCTACGACTACCCACAAAACGCATTGATTGGTTCACGATTCAAGAGCAACTTCGAGCCAGGATTATTGCGGGCAACATCAGACAAATCCACGTACGCAGTTGATAATGGGCGTTGGAATTTTAACGTAATCAGCGCAGCCTACGACTTCAACGACTTAGCAGTAGTTGAGGCGTTGCGGATGATGAAAGTACCAAGAGAGCGCAGATATGCGACTATCTTCGGAGAGTATAACCCGGATGAATGTTTGCGCTACGGAATCATTTCCAATTACTACGTATTTTGCGGAGGTAAGTTCATTGCCAATAACGACAGATGGCAGGGCGTTTGGGAATTGGTAGAGCGGGCGAGTTCGGGAATAACTTCCAGTAATATCAGCAAACCCAATCCATCAGGCATCACGGCAGGAACTACGCAGCCGACCTTGCCAGGAACGGGAGGCGTAATTGCAGGTTTAGCAAGTGCGGTAAGTCAGGGCTCGGTGAATCAGACGATTGCAAAGGGAAGCACCATTACGGGTATCACGATTGGAGGGTTCTTCAAGTCAGGCGTTATCGGTTCAGGAGATGACATCACGGTTATTTCTGCAAGTACGGGCCAGAGTCAGGTATTCACCACGACGGCCAGAGTTGATCAGGGCGATACTTCCATTAGCGTAAGTTCAGCCACTACCGACTTCGATATAGGTCCGGGAGATTTAATCGTATTAACGGCTCAACAACAAGCGAGTCAAGTTAATGCAGTAGAGGTGGACAATTGGACTCCAGGCATCACCGTTGGAGGTGGCTCGGTAACAGTTGGTGCTGGAGGTCAAGCGAGGTATTACAAGTTTCAGAATGTAGTAATGGCATCAGCTACTATTCCAATAAGCACGGTATCTTCACCGACTGGTTCATTAGCCATAACTGGTTTACCATATGCATCGGAAGGGTTTACAGTTTATATCGGTAATGCTCAAATCACTAATAGTGCGAGCGGAACAGATATAGCAATGATTCAAATGGGCGCATCGACTACGAGTCTATTTATATATAAAACAGATTCCAGCAATGCGGCAGATGAATTAACTAACGGGTGTACAATAAGAATACAAATCCAATACCTTACAACATGACCTACACACTGTTCACATCCGTTTGGGGGCGCAGGGCCATCTTAAAGCTATTCTGCGAGCATTACGACAAGTGGGAGATAAATAAGGTAGCGGTTTGTTCAACAGACGAAGATGAGTCCTTTATGCGCCATTACGGATGGGAGGTAATAAGAGCAGAAAACAATCCACTCGGGGCGAAATGGAATGCAGGGTTAGAGGCTTGCTTAGACACGGACTATATTATCCAGGTAGGCTCGGATGATTTATTATCGGACAACTACTTCAAGGCGATCGGGAAGTTGGTATCAGAGGGGGTTCATTTAGCAGGGTTCAAGACGCTTTACTTTTGGAACTCACTTAACGATGAGTGCGTAGAGTTTGAGTACGCACCACACCTTAAAAATAAGTTTGTCGGAGCAGGTAGATTAATCAGTACGATGATGGTGGAGCACATATTAGAAGAAGAGGGTTTGGTATGGACCGAGAATCTAAACAAAGGACTCGACAACGATAGCGAGATGCGATTCAATAAGCATGGGTACTATTGCAAAGAAATCGAATGGCCGAATCCATTGGTAGTGGATATCAAGAGCGATCAGAACATCTGGAGTTACGAAGCCTTCGCTAAAACACGTAACCGACATAAGCACAAGCTAACACCCGTGAGTCTCAACGAGGTACGACGGAACATTCAAATTACGGGACATTTAGAACGCAGTCTTTGAGTATTTAGACACTTTTGTAAAAAATTAAGAACATGAGTTTTGAGTTAGTTGCTACATTGGTAGGTATTGGAGTGAGCACCGTATTCGGGATAATAGGCAAACTATTATGGAGTAAGTACGAGCAGATGTACGAGGACATCGAGCAGGCCATTGAGCGAGTAAACAGAGCAGAGTCAGAAGTATCAGACCTTAAAAAAGACGTGGAATATCTTCGCAGGGATTTAGGCCGATATGAGGACACGACCGACAAGATATTCAAGATATTAGACCACATTCAAGAGCAGCTTAGCGAAATCAAACAGACGTTGGCTGCAAACCAAATAAAATGAGGCCATCACGTAAGGCACAGAAGTTTATCTTAGGAGTAGGAGTAGTTGCAGCGACTTACTTCACCTACGATGAGTTTGCATCACCCGACGACATTACCAGCGGGGAGTTAATCAGTCCGGTATTGGTAGGCAAGCTGGATTCCATTCGCGAGGAGTTAGGATTCCCGATCGTAATCAATTCAGGCGTTCGCACCTTAGAGCACAATAGGCACGTTGGAGGGGTAGCGAATAGCGCACACACCGAACCGTGTTATTGCGCAGTAGATATCAAGATACGAAGCAGAGCACAAAGAGATACCATAATAGCATCAGCAAAGCGACACGGTATTAACCGGATAGGCATCGCGCGGACCTTTGTACATTTAGACATCGACACGACCAAGCCAGCCGCGACTTGGTATTACTAAGCAGCCATGACTACAAACGAAATAATCGAAAAGCATTACGATCAACTTGATGGTGCTAAGAATCTTCGTGGCCTTTGCCGCGAGTTATCTGCTCAATACGGAGTAAACAAAGACAACCTTCGCAAGAAATTCTACCTTAAAAAGAAACTGCGAGAGCATTCAGGATTATATGAGTTCGCAAAGCAGAACGGATTCAATGCGGACCAAGTAAACCACTATTGGTTCAAAGGTAAGCACATCAGCGCACACGTTAAACCAGAGGCGATTAAGTACGAGGACATTCGCGATGAGTTGATTGCGGAGATGGAGAACCACGCGCCGATTTACCCGGAATACAACTACCAACATTCGGAGAATCCTCACCTATTGGTTATTGATCCAGCCGACGTTCACATTGGCAAGTTAGCACGGGAGGTAGAAACGGGCGACGAGTACAACGTGAAGATAGCAAAACAGCGAGTCCTGGAGGGCGTTGCAGGTATCCTACACAAAGCGCAAGGGTTTGACATTGATCAGATTCTATTCGTGGGCGGTAATGATATTCTGCACATCGACACTCCGAAGAGAACCACGACATCAGGCACACCACAAGATACGGATGGGATGTGGTACGACAACTTCCTACACGCTAAGGAGATATACATCGCGGTCCTGGAATACCTTTGCACGGTAGCACCAGTCCATTTTGTATTCAATCCATCGAATCACGATTACACGAACGGGTTCTTTTTGGCCGATGTAATTCAGACCTGGTTCAGGAATAACGATGCGATCACGTTCGACTGCTCAATCAGCCACAGAAAGTACTACCGATATTTTAACAACTTAATCGGCACAACACACGGAGATGGAGCAAAGCAAGCCGACCTTCCATTATTGATGGCGCACGAAGCAAAGGAGGACTGGAGCAAAACGACATTCCGATATGTGTACACTCATCACGTACACCACAAGACGGCCAAAGACTACACCGGAGTAACGGTGGAGAGTTTACGCAGTCCATCGGGTACGGACAGCTGGCACCATCGACAAGGTTATAGCGCAATCAAGGCGATTGAGGGATTCATTCATTCACGGGATAGAGGACAGATTGCACGATTAACGCATTACTTCGAGTGAAAGTAACGGCCAAAGATATTATATGCCTTGCTTTAGTGGTTTTTACGGCTTCTTACGGCATTTGGATACGTTTTGGATATAGAGTACCATCGAAAGAAGATAATCGCTTAGAACGCAAATATGATAGTCTTAACGTTGTTTTGACAGAAATAAAACACTCCAACGAGATACTTTTGTTATCTTTGCGCGAGAAACAAGATACGATCAATGCGCTTAATTCAGAACTTGAAATCCTTAAAACGCGAAGGCAACGTGTGGATTCTTTACATTACATGGTTAATACTGATATCATTATTGACCAAGTCCGTATATGGGCAGACCGATACGTCGCTAACGGGTACACAATTCCGGGCGGTGTGGACTTGGTATCAAGACCTATTAATAGCAGATAGCATCATTCAGACCCAAGACAAGCTATTGCTTCACTACAAAGCACAAGCAATCGACTTCCGCAATTTAGCTGGGAACTACAATAAGCAAATAGAGCTTCAAGAGCTGCAGAAGGGTTATATGGTCCAGCGGTATGACTTTTGTCGGGAGGAGGTAGCGATCCTGGAACGGAGGCTGAATACAACCAAGAACGCGATAATCTACGGAGGCGTTGGTTTGGGGGTGCTACTTTTAGTTTCGATCTTGATGTAGTACGGGTTAGATTCCGTATCTTTACGAAGTAGTTTGATAGT